ACCTCCGCCCCAGTGCGGAGGCCTGTTCGCTATTGTACACTACTGCGTTTTGTGTCATTATCGGTCTTGCATGGAAACATGTTTAATTTTCGATAAGACATATAAACATACGGTTAACATAAGCGGCGGGAACGCAGACTGACCATTTTTTGTATTGTATAATGAGACGAGATATTTTTTACATACGCGCCACGTCAATTATAACAATTATAACAATCTCATCACGTCGATAGCGCAGACCGGCTCGATCAACAACGTCGCGCGCAGAGCCAATCTTATGAGCGTGTGAGCTGTTACGAGCTGTTACGAGCCGAATCACGATCAATGTGACGAACAAATAAAATCACCGTTTCAGTGGAACTCGTCGCACACTCGTTGCTGTGAATTCGGATCGATCGAATGGATGACGTGAATTCGGATCGATCGAATGCATGACGAACGATATGTGTTTCAAAAGAGTTGTGAGCGGTTTGTATTCATTTACATTGCGCGCTGTATATCACGACGCGAAATTAAGACCTAGCGTCTTTTCCAATAGACTCTGTTGAATTTGTTTCTTGGGTTTCGGGCGTCGCAGACGAAGCGTTTCGATCGGGGCCGTCGACGTGCCGAGATCGACCGATTCCGATAAGTCTTGGGACGGAAGCGCTGCATGGCGTCTAATCTCCCCTGCGCGCTGCTCGGATACGACGAGACACAGCGGCACCATCTTGGGCGGCATCACATCGTACGCGAGCGTCTCGGATTTCGCCCGGAACTCTTCCAGAGACATATTTCCTCCGAATTCCGACATCATGAATCGAGGCGGTGCAGCTACGATGCGCGCCATGCGTCCCGTGATCCGTTTATAGAACAACGCAATGATATTCGCGTCTATGCCCCGACTCGTATGTGCTGGCGTGTTATCTCTGGAGTATGCCTTGAGACAATTCCAACTACAGAAGTTGCCTCGAACTTTGAAAATATCAGTTCGCTCGTTGTAACATACTGGCATGGGAATTGGCGGCGTATCGAATTTGTGCGCGCAATTCCAGCACAGAATTTCCGTGGATGCGGGCCACGTTGTACCGATATGTTGCCAATCTGGCATCGTGCATTCAGGCGCGATGCGGACGGCATGTGTTCTTTCAAGTGCATTCTTATTCTTCACGATGACGATCGATCCGCACGACGGCATGCAATTCCCATATTCTGTGTGCTTAAGCGCGATTCAAATTACAAACAAAAATACAAATTACAAAAAAACGTTCGCTTAAGTGTTGGTCATTCACGATATCAGCACAATATGTCCGAATCTGAGCCTCCTCTCGAGACGCTGTTCCTGGAGCAAGCGCGTCTCCAAATCAAATTACGTAAACGTTTCCGCGTCGAACGCACAGACCCAAATGCGCGCTATTATACGTACGCCCTCCTGCTGCAGAACGAGTGTGTGTATGTAGGAAGCACGAACTGCCTCTATATGCGTCTCATGGAACATTTACACGAGACGGCCATGTCCGCGCAATGGGTGAGGGAGCACGGCCCCGTCATTCGAGTTCTCGAAGTCTCGAAGAATTGCAAGGGCGTCGATGAGGCCTATAAAACGCTCGAATATATGACCATGTTTGGGTGGGAAAGCGTTCGTGGTGCCGGATGGGCACGGGTCGATATGCGCGGCCCTCCTGCCGCGCTCCATGAGTTTGTGCGTACTCGTACGGATTTCGAGTATTTGGGCCGCAAAGAAATCGACGAGGCTATCGTGATTGCACGTGACCTCGCGAGCGATATGGCATCTGATGTGTAATAATAATATGAGATATTACACGTTCTGGGAAGTGGTTTCGAAAGGGGCCCGCCGCTGCGCCATGGACATCGACGACCCGGCAGGTTGCATGCCATCATCCATCAGCCCATCACCACCATCACCACCATCGACGAGCGCGAGTTGCGGCATGGGTGTTATACCAGCCATGCGAAGCAGCGCATTGAGTTCCGTTGTCCGTTCGCGGCTTTCCTTGGCGCTGTAATTCGCAAATAGAAGAAGAGTCAATGAGAGCGTTCCGAGACACCCTGCCCCGAACGCGACCCATTTCACTGTATCCACATTATCCGCGACTGGAATCGAGCTTGCAGTGAAAGCCGCGATGGAAGCAACGCCAGATATGATTTTCGCCGTCGCTTCGAACAGATCCCTCGAAGCTTTCCAGCGGTGACGTCCACGAACGAGATCCGAGACTTCCTCTTCGTAGGCGGGATTCACGATCTCACGGATTCTCGCTACTGACGAGGCCCGCAGCGGCATCGCGTAAATCCTGCTTTTCCTTGATATCCTTGAGCTTAAGCGTGTGTTCGGCCCGCTCCTTTATGAACATCGCGGCATCCTCGTAATATTTCTTGATTGCTTTGCGCAGCATCTCGTCGTGACTCGCGACTTCCTCGATCTGTTCGATCGTATCGCAACCCTGGAGATAATAGACGACATTTGAGGCCGTGTACCGCTTGCTTCGCTCGACTTGGGCCTTGGGCGGGAGACGACCTTTAGGGAATCCATTCTTCTTCTTCCCGGGCGCATTTGGATCTTGCTTGTACATGTGCGCATACGCCTGGGCCTGGAGAAGCGCGTCTGCGAGATCGTCGCGTTTCGGCGAGTTGGCAAACAGGTCCTTGATGGCGTGCGACTGCGTTGCCGCAAACCCTTCTGCCGTCCTGACCGACAACTTCTTGCGTTTGACATATGTCCATCCATCGCCAGTTGTCGGTGGCCAGTGTGGCGTCGTTGCAGCAAACTTCAGCTTGCATGTGGCGTGAAGGGTCGTCAGGGGGACGTTCTGGATCGCGAATATCATTTCGATCCACGCTTCGAGACGAAGCATCATCGAGTTCTTGGGGGGTTGCTGCTCGACGACAACTTCATCGAATTGTTTGCCGCGAGTCAGCGCTGCGATCGTCGCTGCGAATTGCGCGGGATCTGTCGGGGCGGGAACCAGCGACCACGAGAGGATTTCATCTTGGCTTCCCTTGGGACACGCTCCAATTTTGAGGAGACATGCGCCGAGATTCTTGCGTCCGGGGTCGATGCTCAGTACGATTGTCATTTTTTTAATTGATTAATAAATACGTATCATCTCGCGCTTAAGGGTCACTCTGTTTTTTCACTTTGCATTTTTTCTGTTCCTGACCACATTATTGATATTGCGTCCAGTTCCGTTGGTGGCTTTCTGCAATGCGCCAATCTGGAGCTGAGTCCGAGCGCGGATCTTGTTATTCATGTCGGTCTTGCGCGCGAGTCGATTGATCAATGATCTGATCCGCGATTCGTTAATTCTGATCGCTTGTGCCGACATATCTCGTAAGCGACGCACTTTAGCCAACCTCTGTCCCTTGGCGATGACTTGCTGCAATTTGGCATCACGTTCCCGCCGCTTCACATCAAACTCCTGTCTCCGAACGAGAAATTCCTGTTGTTCCAGCTTGAATTCCCGTTGCAACTGATTGAATTCCGGGCGCAAAATGGCGAGATTCCTCATTTCCGCCTCGTAATTTATGGTAAATTGTCTCAATTGATTCTTGAGCGACGCAGCCATCTAGAATCAAGCCGCAAAATAATCTGCGTGTTCAAAGTAGAATGGAGCGTGGCCTTGTCATCGGGGTCGTCGCAGCGCTTGCGATCTACATGATCACGCGAACGCCGAAGATGGTATGGAAACCGGCATCGAGCGGCCGCATGTTCTACGTGAAAAACCTCAAGGATGCGAGTCGCGCCGCCGATCATTTAGAGGAACTCGAGCGTCGCATGGTCGAGTTTATCGCGAAAGCCCGTGAAATCATGCCTGATGACGAACGGATCTTGAGGATCAGGGACCGGTGGAATGGTGCGTTGTCGGAAGTCGAGGATTCCAAAGAGAATGTGGCATACTCGTTAGGAAAAACAACGATTCACGTCTGCGTTCGTGAAAAGGACGGGACATTGGCAAATTACAATTCGGCGATCTTTGTGCTTCTTCACGAACTTGCGCATGTATCGACGATTTCGTATGGCCACACCAACCTCTTCTGGAAAAACATGCGGTTCTTGCTTGAACTCGCAGAGCATCTTGGGTATTACAAGCATACGGACCACGATGAGAAGACCGCGATGTTATGTGGCCGCTTGCTCGGTCCATCCCCATTGACATGCGTCCATTCCAATACATGTAAATCCGAACTGGCTTCGAATTAATTTTTAAATTTTAAATAAAAATGTTCGTATAAAAGAAGCACTAATCATGTCCATGTACGGTATGGGAGGCATGGGTGGCGGCATGGATCCAACAATGATGATGGCGTCTGTATGTTGCGTGATGATGGTATGTGTTGGTATCGCGCTCTTCTTCATGCAATCAAAAAAAACGTCTGAAGCGGCAGCCCTGCAACAGGCTCGAATGGCAGCTGCAGCAGCTGCATCGGTCGCATCGACTTCGACTGAACCTGCCGTTCCAATTGGCGGACCTGTATTATCAACTGGAGACGCCGATTGGGATATCGCCAAGGATGCTTCTAAGACGACCACATCTCCTGATCCCACAAAGGCCGGAAAGAAGACGAAAAAACCAAATGTCACCAAGGCTAAGAAAGGCACGAAAAAGCCAAAAGTACCCGTCCGGACCCCGGCTGGCGCATCGACAATGAAGCGCCTCAACGCGACAACAATCCGCCAGACGTGGAGCGATGGCACGGTCCGTGATTGGAAAGTTGCGGGCTAGTTTTTTTTAATTGTAGATCATAAGACCGTTGTGAGCCGCTCGTAACAGCTCGGTATGCGCTACAAACGGGTACTTGCGCGCAGGCACGACGGGCGCGATCGGTATGGGATCGGCCGGCACGGCGTTCGTAGCCAAGCCATACGTGACGAAGAAAAACTAAAAAAAAATAACCTCGATACATTATAAAATGGAGCTTGCAATTGCCGGAGCCGTCGCGATCCTCGGATGGCAGTTCTCTCAGCGCGGACGTCAAGACCCCACGCCATACAATGCCCCCATATCTCCGGAAGTTATTGGCGTGCAGGATAAGATCGGGTCGGGCGGACGCGATATTGAGCTGCCCCGCCCTGGCAATTATCCTATTGGACCGCCCCCCGTAACTTCAACCGAACTCCTCAAGCGCCACGACCAGCTGGCCGAGAAACGGTGGCTCGCAGCGCACGATCCACGCTCATCAGGCATCGTCGGGCCCCATTCGATTCCTTACTTTGCAAGTTACAGGAAACAACATACCAACGATGCGATCAAGCAGCAGCGCATGGAGATTTATACTGGGAACCTCACGGCCGGCGCATCGGTGAGCGGCACGTGGAAACATAAGACTGAGATCCCCGTTCTTTTCAAGCCCGTCGCGCAACCGGTAACTTCCAGCGGCTCGTCAGGCAACGCTGCGAATTACGGCAACCAGCGCCAGGCCGCGGCAGTTTCGGGTATCCAGAGCAACACATTGCCGTTCAAGCAGCAGCGCGTAGGTCCCGGAATCGGCGTCGGAAGCAAAGTCGCCGCAGTCGATGGGTTCCATAGCCAGTACCGCTCCTTGCCGCCGGACGCGTACGGCTACAAACGCAACGAACTCGAAGGCCGTTCGTTGACTGGTGCAGCAATTTCCGCGCGTGCCGTCGACCCCGTCTCGTACGTCAAGGGCGTTCCGCGCATTTACGATATGGACCGCCGCCCGCTCGAGAAGGGCCGCGCGACGGTCACTGCCCTCGCGCAGCGCCCTGCATTTAGCAAATTGCGTCCCATGCCCTCGACCAAGACCACCACCCCCAAAACAACAGGGTGCCGAGTCGAAGGCGATGATTATTACGGTATCGCAGGTACAGGCGGCCAGAACGTCCAGTCTGGCGCATCGGCTCGGTCAAAGTACGATACGCGTCCTGGCCTTCCGCTCACGAACGTCACAGGCGCACGCGTTGCGGTTGGCGGGTACACCGACTCGCAGTATGACACGGCGCGTTTCACGTCCCAGCAGCGCGAACATGCCCAGGGTCCCGATGCGGGCATGGTGACTGGCGACCAGCTTCGTCACAGTTCCATCGGGACGTACGATGTGGCATCTACGAATCGCGACATTGCGACTCGCCGCGACCATACTGGCGGCGCGGGTCACTTTGTATCGACCGGCACGACGCGCTTCAACGACGCGCCGCTCACGACGCTTCGTGACTTATCTCAATCGACGACGCCGGGGCCAGGTGCAGTCGCTCCGCTCATTCCGGGCCAGACGGTTCAATGCACTAACCGCCAGCTCCTGAAAGAAGCCAAGCGCGGATCGTATGTTGTCTCGACATACACCAACGCCCCGGAACGCGTCAACGAATACCGACGTGCAAATATCGGCGACGAGTTGTTGGCCCAAGACCGGAACTGCCAAGGCCAGCTCGCAGCTCGGTCCGATGCCAATGCCAACCAGATCGCAGCCCACGCCGCTTCGTCGAGCATGTACATGAACAACGCCGGGCCTGGCACATCGACGACCGACGGCCGTAACAAATTGCCGGCGGTGAATCCGTACCAGGACTTCGGGATCGCCAAGGCGGTCTTGGAAGGCAATGAGTACAACCTGAACATCAACTAAATGCATCGTTCATTTCACGAGACTATTATCAGATTCATAATATAAATGTCCAGTCCTCCCACTCCTTCCACTCCCACGCCTACACCCACATCCGACCAAGCATTCGAGGCATGGAAGAAAGTCACATCGACACGTGCTGAAGTCATGCGCACGACAATGTCTTCCTCCGACTGGGCAAAACAGAAAGTCGCGCCCAAGGATATGTCCGTCGAGCTCGGCCCGATGTTGACTGAGGAGCAGTTCAAAGAGTATTGTCAGAATAACGGCATCAAACCCCACATTCTCAAGACGAAGTCAAAGTGAGATTTTTTTTTCTGCGCACTACTTCATCAGATAAACAATGGTTAAGGTCAAGAAGCAAACTATGATTCAGGTCGGCGTCGCGCTCGCCGTGATCCTCGTCATTTGGCTCGTCCTCAAGCTTAAGCGTAACCGCACCCGCCGCGTCATCGTCACTGCTGTCCCCACCCTCGCACAGATGAAGCCCCTCGTCAAGGCGGCCGAGAAGTACGAGGACGATGAGGAGGAGTACGTTGACGACGAGGAGTACTACGTCGACGAGGAGACCGAGGGCTACGCAGAGTACGCCAACGTCGCTAAGGAGCCTTACACGCAGTATGCCGACGCCACCTCCACCGGCGACCTCCTCGAGTAATTTTTCATGTACCAAGAAAACAACACATTTTTTGAGATCGTTTCAGCGACGCACTCAAAATATGTTGATATAAGTCAAGATGACGCCAAGGACATACGTGGATTTGGAACGCACTTCCATGGCCAATGGCAAGATCACACAGGCCGAAATTGAAGATATGATCAAGAGTCTTGGCGAGCATACATCCAAACTCCCCCAAAGCGCCATGGACGATATCGAGAAGTTCATGCGCCGCGTCGCGAAATTGGATGCATCGACGTCGAACGGCAAGGCGCCACCTGCGAAAAAGATCCGTCCTCTCCGCGCGCTTGCCTCTACAGTCACATTGAGACTCGCCGGTCTCGCGTGGACACTGGCCAAAGGGCATTTGTTTATTGGAGGCGTTGCAGCGTACGGCTACTCGAAGAAGAATGAATGGCGAGGAACGATGGCCATGGTTTGTGCGTCGTGGCTTCTCTTCAAACAATGGGAACTCGCGCGTGCATCAGGACAGAATTGGCTCAAACTTAAAATGCAGATGATGACATGGCAGGCGATGATCCGAATGTTATCGCTCCCAATCGATATCCCCGTCTGGATCGTGAAGAAAATCAATGCTGGCGTGCGTTGTTCCAGGAAGAAATAGACGAGAAGCGCTGCGTCATATGAACTCACACCAGTTTATGACTCTTGAGTTTGTCGAACCGCATATTCTTGTCTGCGATGCGTTTTGCCAAATTGAGTTCTGCGTGTCGTTTCCTGTTGCTGAGCGGAATACGTTGCATGTGGATATAGAATTTCCGTTCGATATCGCGTGAGTTTCCGACATTGAATCCATATTTACGTAAGAGGCGCTTCTTATTGTTCGCATCGAGGACGGAATGAATTGCAGTTGGCGAGTATATTCCAGCTCGCTGTGCCATACTTACGATGACGTGGTGAGCTCTCCGAGTGACTCGCACAGCGCCTTTGTAAATATACACAAGCATGAAATGCATGATCATGAGACTCACAAAATCTAAAGGGATGCGCACAGTCCCGACGGCAATACCACGATCCACAATTGAACGTATTGGAACGCCTGCATACGTTGTTGCAATGAGCACGACCGCAACAGTTCTGGCAATTGCATGTTCGATGCTTTCCGTCTTCAATTCGTGGGATGGACGAACGCTACCGGACATGTAACTCGACATCTTTGACCGATTTGATCGCGCGAGGATATCTAGTGATGTATACAGTTCTGACGACATATCGGTTCCTGGCGAGTATGGTCTTTGTCTGCTTCGAGCGACGAGATTCGTAAGCTGCATTTTCTGGACTTGACGCGTGCGTTTCTGTCCCATTTGAAATGGTAATGATTGCAGTGCGCTGAAAAGTGGTGGCAATGGACGGCACGACGGCACGAAGTAGAGACCAGGACCTAATGAATCGATAATCGACGACAACAACTCCTGTTTGGGATTCGTTAGTCTTTTACCGGATGCATTGAAAATACCAGTTCCATGAGATCCATACCGCTCATCAATCTTGAAATCGACGCTGATATCTGGCACAGTATCTCCGGACACGTACATGACCGAGTATGCATACTGCATTCCTGTGGGATTACGACCGCCTAGATTCCCACGCCGAAGCCGCTTCTTTTCAGTTTCCGTAAGAAAATTTGTACGTCGCCTTGGTGTTGTCGTGTTATATCCTGGCATATTGAACATGACAATTGCAGTTTTGGGCGGGACTTTGAATGATTTGAGAGATCCATGATTATTTTCTAGTAATTCGCCATGCAGAAGCACTTCGTATTCTGTTAAAATTCCAGGATCAAGGAATTCTTTCTTGAACGCATCGAATTCACGTGCATTCACAAGATCCTTCATTACAATATACAATATATAAATGCAACGTTGATATGTGTGACAATGACACACACATATCAAAAGTGCAAAAGTGGATTTAAAGTACTAAAAAAATCAGCATGAGGCCAGGTACTGAAGACCCTGCCGAGTCGAAACGCCACCGCGGACATCTTCTTCGACCGCGTTCGGAGCTGCGATGCATGACCACGTGTCGTATGTGACTTCGGAAAGGGGTTTATTGCAGTGGTGCTTGTAGCCTCCACTAGGTGCCCACGCCTCGCTCAGGGCATTGGGGTTCTGGAGCGCACCATCTCCACGTGCTTTAAACGGTCCCCCGATAATTTGCGTCGAAGCGCTCGGCTGGGTCCGTGTCCATCCCGCGACGCCAGGAATGATGCGGGCATTATAGTTATCGACCGACGCGCCCGTCACGTGGAACTGCTTGCATCCGCCAGTATAGGCAGTGCACGACGACGAAAACGGTTCGGTTTCCAGCCTGTTCGGGATGATGTCGGTGTGGTACCTGTACTCATATTCCGATTGCTTGGCTTGGGCGGCGATGAACGTCTCGTCATTGTAAAGCTTGGCGGCTTTCTGCATATATATATCAGAAAACAAAAAAAACATGGATGAAATCACGCGCGTTTGAACACTTGAGATCGGCCATCCATTCGCGACGTGCTCCCGATAACTCCATCAGTCGAACGGCTATCGCAAATGGGCGCGGCGTTTGGGTAATGCTCGGATACAAAACGTTCAGTCGAGAATGCGCGTCCTGAGTCGGCAGAGTACACACTGCGTTTCGCCCGCGTCGTTTCGCCCATGCCGCTCGTGTAAATGACCGTGGGGATGGGGTTCGTCTGAGGAATCAGGGGCGCTTCGGATTGGACTTTCGTGAGCGGTTGACCAAGACCAAGGAGAAGACTGGATGCATCTACGAGCGTGGTATAGTTGTTCATTTTGAGTATATGTAGAATTTATTTTCATTCGTTTTCTTTTTCTTCTTATGAAACGTAAATTATCTTGGTCAGATTATAGGAAGGTCTTGACACAATGAACGATTCCACAAGCGGCAAGGGATCGAAATCTCCAAAATCACCTTCATTCACGCTGGTGACAAAGGATGGACGGCGCGTTCAAGTGAGTCGTCGTAATATCGAGCAGATGATCATTAGACGCAAGGCACAGCGGGGCTTGGCGGGCCTTGCGATGCCTCGGCCCATGACATCTCCATCGAAATCTCCACTGAAAGCTCCCAAAACGCCACCGCGCATCCGCGAAAACTGGAATGCCGCGAAACGTCAATACATTCTGGCGCATCCCATAACTGGGCGCCGCGTCCAGATCAGCCGCAAGAAGATCGAGAAGGAGCGTGCAAAAGGGCTCGTGCAAGGAAGCCCAGCATTGGCCCGCAAGATTATCAATGCGAAAGCCACGCGACTCGCAGCTGCTAAACTTCCCAAAGAGCCCAAAACACCAAAAGCCCCCAAATCCCCTAAAGTTCCAAAAGAGCCCAAAGAGCCAAAAATAACTCAAGGGTGGACGAAGAACCGCTCAAAATATCTTCTGAAAACCAACGATGGCCGCACAACTCAAATCAGTTCCAAAAAGATCGATGCAACGCGTGCACGTAACGGTATGTCAAACTATTCCAGTCCTCAACTCGCGCGTGAATATGTGGACCGCCGTGCGCGACACAAGGCCGGGATCATGTCGCCGAAAATCAAGAAGGAACGCGCTCCCAAACCACCGCCTACCGAAGGATGGACGGCGAACGGGACCAAATATATATTGCCAACGTCAAGCGGCCGCATCAGCCAAATTGGAAGTAAAAAGATCGATGAGAAGCGTCTTATAAATAACGGGAAGATGCTCTTTTCCAGTCCGTTCTTGGCGCGGCAATATAAAAACCGTAAATCTGTTCCCATGACGAATACGTACGATGCCGGTGGCGATACGTACTTGATCATTGACGACGGCAAAACGCGTCGCGTCGCGGGCAAAAAAGTGCGTGATGCCATGGAAGCCGGCGAAGGGTCTAATGCGCTCGCCGTCGCCAGGAAGATCTCAATGTACCGCACAAAAAACCCCGGCGTCGATCGGAAACGTGACCGTTTCAAAACCAAGATTGGCGATACGCCCAAGACGTTCACATTGAGTCGTCTCGAAGTGCTTCAATCCAAGTATGGCTTGCCGACGCTCGGTAATGCAGCGCAGAAATACGTCGATATGGATGGCAAGAAACCCCCGAAAGGTACGAGTGGGTATGCGCCCAACATGGGAAGCAACTTCAATACCAAGTACTACTACTGGACCGGACGGGCACATGCGAAAGTTGCGCCGTCCGAAATGCAAAAGTACAAAAATGCAGGTATGAGCGATGAAGATGCGGCGCGGCGCGCGATGGATAAACGCGAGCCTGGATGGACGAAGGATGGGTCGCGCTACTTTGTCAATATGACAGACTCGTCCAATGACAACCTCGACCGGAAATTGCGTGGCATCGATAAATCGACGATGGAGCGCATCCAATCGCGTCTGAAATCGTTCGGCTTGCCTTCGAACGATACGGATGCAGGACTCGCATGGGTCAAGAGCAAGCAGCGTAAAGCGTCAGCCAAGGGCCGGCCATCGTCATATTTCGATTACGCGACCAACGAGATGGTGAGTGACGGAACGCGTATTCGTGGAGCTGCATTCATGCCGTTATACATGAAAAATGCAGCCGATAATAAAGGAAGCGAGAAGCAGAGCGGCATTATCCAGACTGTGCAGCGCGACGTTGCCGGGAACCTCGGGAAGAACGATGTTGTCGAATCTATCCAGCAGGACGAATCTGCACGCATAAAGCTCGATGCAGCACTTCTCAAGATCGTGCCTCGCGAAGCGTCCTCGAAAGCTTTCGGAGACTTCTTAGTGAAAGTCGTATCGTACGGCGGCCCTCTGGAATCCCGGCCGCTCTTGGCGGGGAACGTCGGATACCCCGAGGCCAGCGCGCAACGCAGCCCCATGGACCAACTTCAGAGCTCGTTTCAATCTGAAGGCAAAGTCGATGGATGCAAATTGTTGAAAGAGGCGTGGCCGCGTGGACAGGGCTACGGTCTTCAAATCCATCAAGGTATCGTGTACGCCATGGCAAATCTCCGCGCACTCGATAAAATCAAGACGCCCGGCCTCGCTGCAATTCATAGTGTCGGCGCCGGAAAAACGATCGAAGGCCTCGCGACTCTCGTGGCGTTCTGGAACAAAACATTCATCGATAAACGAGTTGTCAAACCATGGGGTATCTTTCCCATGTCGGTCCGGTCAAACCAGAGCGGAAACGATGTGAAGACGCTCGCGGCCGATGCAGTCAAGTTCTTCCGCTTCTTTAAATCGACGTACCCCGACTCGAAAAACACGTACCCATTCGCAGGAAGCATCAAGGCGGCTCGAGTGGCTATTGAGGAACGTATTGTGGCAGGGTACCGCGCGCTCGGCTACACGAAACCGATCGATCGCAGCCGACACCTTCTCGGCTCGTTCGGCACGACAGCTCACAATTTCTATGGCGATATCGATTCCAGAGGCCGATGGACAGAGCCCGGCTTCCCTTTTATCGGGAAAGGCGAACGGCTTTTGAGAAAAGTCCAGCATGCCGTCTTTATCGTCGACGAAATCCAATTGCTGAATGGCGGATCTAAGAGCGAAGCGAGTCTGTTGACGAAAGAATACCCCCAAATCCGGAAGTTATTAACACAGCACCGCGATCCCGCGACGACATGGGTTTTGGGAATGACCGCGACGCCCGGCGAGAGTCTTGACGATGTCTCCAAAGTCATGGAATATATTTCAGGCTCGAAAGGAGGATTCACAACTGAGAAATTGATGAGGAAATCCGTGCGTGGACTTGTTTCATATGCGTTCACGATGGCCGATACGACAAAGTTCCCGGCAATTCAAGTCGTGCATGAATGCATCGATCTTCACCCTCCTGAGGAAAATGAGAAAGGGCCTTTCGCTGAGCGCTATGCATCGACGCTCCTCAAGTACCACGAAACGAAGAATATCGATATGTTGACTTCCGAGTGGGGTGCAGGAGATGGAGGTGCCGTGCGTATTGCATCTGAGCCTGCTGAAGCCTATATGGAATATACCGCATCGCAGAAACATAAGTTCTGGTTGAGAGTTCGTCGCGCGTCCGAATACATTATGGTCGGCGCAGCGGGCGAAGAAGCGAACCAGGATTCCAATTATAATACCAATAATAATGCAGGAGGAAGCGGTTCGAGCAAGAACACCACAAAAGCCAATACCAACGGCGTCAACTCCAAAACGCTCAATACATTACTTGGCCAATCGAAACAGATGAAAATGCCAATTGTGCGTGAGATCCAAGGATACTACGCTCCATCGCAATATAAAGGAACGACGCGCGGCGCGATTGAACATGCGAAGAAACAACGTGAATTCTTTTACGTCATCTCGCCCAAACTCGTCCAAATAATCTCAAGTATTATGGACGCGACGAATATCGGCGTGCATTACGTCTACAGTCCCGATTCCAAGAGTCTACGCCTCATCGCGTGGTTGCTCAAAACGCGATTCGGGTTCGAGCAGTACAAGGCCGGCGCGCGTGGAGATAAAGCGCGATTCGCATATGTCGATACGATGTCCAAACCCAGCCCGTGGTTGTACGGTCCCGACGGAAAACCTCACGAACAATTCGGAGTTTCAGCTGTTGATATCAAAGGACTATTAGATAAACGGACGGGGATCTTGCGTCAAAAGGGGAACGAGCGGGGCGAGAAAATCCGCGTCGTCTTGGCAACGCGCGAATCGTATAAAGGAATCGATATTAAAGGCGTGACACATTTGCATTTGACGTCGGCGTTGCCGGATTACACAGACTTGATCCAGTTTATCGGGCGCGGGACGAGAATGTGTGGACACGACGGCTTGCGTATGTCGCAGAGAAAGGTCACAGTGCACCTCTACAAACTCGTTTCGGGAGTCACCGAAAAAACACTTCAAAATTCGCGTAAAGTCCTCGAAGGCGGATGCTTGGCTGGTATCGATCGCAAACTCCTTCCGGATTGTTACGTGATTGATCAAGCAATCGCGCGATTCAAGGCTGGATGGAGTCGAATCGAGGATATTTTAATGGAAGAATCTGTCGATTACCCAGTTTTCAAAGATAATTACAACAAGGCAGTAAGGGAATTACATAAACAAATCATCGCCAAACGGTCGTGTCTTGTACTTGCGAAACCAGATTTGGGAAAATTGATTAAAAAAGTTCATACGCCAAAAAAGCCTCGCAAAATCAACGAGGTTTTGAAATTGTCGAAACAAATGGCAAAGCTCGGTTTGAAGTGATACAGGACAGAAATCGCGCCAGGACTACCAGATGACAGACGTGGCAAAATTGAGAAGACTTGGTGAAAAATCGAATCGAATAGATTAGTATGCGGCATTGATGCGGGCCGAGTATGGTGCGCGGCCATTGTAAAAGAGTTTATATTCGCGTGTAGAATTCACCGGCATCCCGACCCATTTCTTCAGTCGCAAATTGGCGAGATTGCGTTGCGCTGTGTTGCGGCGATACTTGGCCACGGCTTCTTTCGTGTGGTTGGCGGTCGTCTTGGCGCGGCGCGTCACGGTAACCTTGCGATTCAAGAGCGGTTTGGTCCATTGCCACGGTTTGAGCCATGACGGTTTCTTACGGACGCGGCGAGTTTCTACAATTGTCGCCTTGCCGGGCCCATGCGTATACCATTCTTTATGTGTCGGCTCGAGCGTGACGTGGCGAGTCGATTTCCTCAAAACGTATCCCGTTCCCGCCTTCAGACTTTTCATATTACCGCTCTTCTTCTTTGTTGGTGTCGTGCGCTTGACACCGCTCTTCTTGGGAGCGATCTTCTTTGTCGTTGCCATATGGTATTATTCATAAAGATTTTATTTTATTCCTCCTTTCTTTGTTAATTAAGCGACACCAACGGAAAAAAATGACCCTTAAGGAGACGCTTTTGCCATATATACTATAAATTTATGGGCGTCGGCGCAAGTGCAGGCGATATGAAACGCGCGCACGATGAATCCACGCACGAGCCCGACGAGGCCGGCCCATCCCGCCAGCCTCTTCCCGCATCCCCCACATCCCCCTCCGCGCCCACCGCACCGGACGTCGCGCCCGACACCGAATGTCCCGTATGTTGCGAATCGTATACACGCGCCATCCC